TATTGTAGAAAACCCAAAAGGTCATAAGAAAAAACAAACTAGACCTAAAACCAAGTCTTTTGGCTATCAAATATTGGGATTTGGTGGTGGTAGTGTAAAACCTAAATTTGCAGTAGATTATTTAGTTGTCGCTGGAGGCGGCGGTGGCGGAGATGATAATGCAAGTGGTGGAGGAGCAGGTGGTCATAGAAGTTCTTTTCCAGGCGGTACACAAATAGAATTTGAAAGTGGAACACAATATAATGTCACAGTTGGTGATGGAGGTGGACAAGCAGGAAGAGGTAATGATTCAGTTTTAAATCACTTTGGAGCCAATATTACATCAACAGCTGGCGGAAGAGGATCAAGAGATAACAATACAGGTCAACCTGGTGGATCAGCGTCAGGCGGCGGAGGCGGCGGTGGAGTAATTAGAGCTGCCGGTGAAGGAAATGCAGGTGGTTTTTCTCCACCAGAAGGAAACGATGGCGGTGACGGTAACCCAACACCCCCAGCTAGAGCTGGCGGCGGCGGTGGTGGAGCTGGCCAAGTGGGTCAAGCTGCTGGATCAAATAATTGTGGAAACGGTGGAAACGGAACAGCAAATAGTATTAATGGATCTTCAACGACTAGAGCTGGCGGAGGCGGCGGTGGATGTCGAAGTGGAGGTCAAGCAGGCGGCGGCGGAAACGGCGGCGGCGGAGCGGGATCCAACGGAACAGGAAGTAGTTCACCAGCAAACTCTGGCGGAGGCGGCGGAGGAGGATACAACGGAGGTGGATCAGGTGGTTCTGGAATAGTTATTGTTAGAGGACCAAGCGCTAGAACTTTTACTGTAGCTCCAGGTACAAATACCACAGGAAGTACAGGAGGAGATAACATAGCCACGTTTAATGTTTCTGGAACAATAATAGTAACATAATCATGTATTTACATTTTGCACAATTAGACTCAAATGGTGTCGTATTACAAGTAATAGCTGTAGCAGAGGATATTCAAATTCCAAGTGGTGGAGGGCTTTTAAAAGATAATCCTAAACACGTTGAAGGAGAAATCTATGCAACAACTTTTGGACCAGGACCTTGGAAACAGGCTTTTAAGGATGGAACAAGAAAACAATTTCCATCCGCAGGTTATACATACGATTCAACAAACGATGTATTCATAGAACCTAAACCTTTTGAATCTTGGACACTTGACTCTAATTTTGATTGGCAACCTCCAATTGTAAAACCAACTACTCCTGATGACGCTTTATATGATGTTTTATGGGAGGAAGATAATGAGAGATGGATTGCACAAGGCTGTGACTCTTCAATAACAACTAAAATTTGGGATCCCAATACTAGTTCTTGGTCTTAATTAATTTGCATATTTTTAGTGTTGTGTTATAAACACTTCCATGAAAGTCATAAAAAATTTTTTACCTAAAGAAAATTTTAATACGATTAAAGAATTAATGTGTGAAAAGAAATCTGCTTTTCCATGGTACTTTAATCCAAATAATTTTTGGCCACCAAGTTTAAAAGAACATAATCAGTTTATGTTTGTGCATATTTTTAAAGAAAATAATAAAGTTTACAGTTCATATGATAAGCATTTAAATATTTGTTATAAAAAAATACATAAAATATTTCCATACACACATGTAGCAAGATGTAAGGCAAATCTTTATACTAATCAAAATAAACATATAAAACACGGTGAACATCAAGATATGGCTGATGCTACTGAATATTATATGTCAGCTGTATATCATGTAAATAAGTGTAATGGTTACACCAACATATTAAATAAAAAAACAAACAAGTTTACTAAAATTATGCAAGAGGAAAATCAATTAATTATTTTTTCTGGAGATACAACACATTACGGTGTTACTCAAACAGATACTCAAACTAGATGTGTAATTAATTTTGTGGTGCAATGAAAATTATAGATAATTTTTTAGATGAAGGAGACCATGCTATTTTAAAAGATATTTTAATGTCTAATACTTTTCCATGGTTTTTTAATCACAGTAAAATTAAAGGATCAAAAGATTTATTTGATTTTCAATTTACTCACATTTTTTACGCAGATAATCAAATTAATTCAAACTATTTTAGTTGTATAGAGTCTTTATTAAATAAACTAAATCCTCATGCTTTAGTGAGAATAAAAGCTAATTTAAATGTCATGTCCCATAAACAAGTAACTTATAAAAAACATAAAGACCAAGATTTTAAATGTAAAGCTGCTATCTATTATGTGAATACAAACGATGGATATACTTTATTTAAAAACAAAAAAATTAATTCTGTTGAGAATAGAATTGTTTTGTTTAATAGTGATGAAATGCATTCAAGCACAAATACAACAAATTGTAAAAGTAGAATTGTTATAAATTTTAATTATTTTTAAAATGAGTATATTAATAAACAGAATGTTTTCAGTGCCGTGTTCTGAAACAAAACTTAATTTAAATATTAAAAAAATAACAAAATATTGTTATGATTTAAAAAAAACTGATTCCGGTAGAAATGTATCTAACAGAGATGGTTGGCAATCAACTGAATTGTTTTTTCCAAACTCTTTATCTAATTTAGCTGATAAAATATGTGAAGTGGGTTCAAAAATATTTTATGCTTTAGATGGTTCTAAAAAATACACAATAAATTTAAAAAATATGTGGATAAATATTAATCCAAAAGGTGGATATAATGTTGTTCATGTTCATCCTAATTCTTTTTTTTCAGGTGTTTTTTATGTGCAAACACCAAAAGATTGTGGCAATATTATACTACGTCACCCTTGTAGTCATACAGAAAATGATTGGAAAGATGAATTTTGGAATAAACTTAGTCCAGAAACAACGACATTAAATTATTTGAATGCAAAAGAAAACATGTTATATATATTTCCAAGTTGGTTGGAACATTATGTTCAAGTTAACAAAAGTAAAAAAGACAGGATATCTATATCGTTTAATTTAGGAGTTGTTAAGAAATGAATCTAAATTATCATTATTGGTTTTTTAAAAAAGCTGTATCAAATAAGTTTTGTGATGCTGTTATAAAACGTGGTTTAGAAAAAAAACCAATTTTGGGAACAATAGGAGCAGAGGAGGATAAGGTAAAAGATTTTAAAAAAACAAGAAACTCCAATATAGTTTGGTTAAACGATAGGTGGATATACAAAGAAATAATTCCTTTTATTAATTTGGCTAACAAAAATGCAGGGTGGAATTACGATTGGGACTTTACAGAGTCTTGTCAATTTACTAAATATTCAAAAAATCAATTCTACGGTTGGCATATAGATAGCTGGAACAATCCTTACAATATGCCAGATGACGCTAAAAAACATAATAAGAATAGAAAACTATCTGTAACTGTTTCATTAAGTGACTCATCAGAATATGAAGGCGGTGATTTAGAATTTGATTGTGGCAATATAAAAAAGAAAAGAATATTAAGATGTAAAGAAATAAAAACTAAAGGATCTATAGTTGTATTTCCCAGTTTTGTTTGGCACAGAGTTAAACCAGTGAAAAAGGGAATAAGATATTCTTTAGTAATGTGGAATTTAGGACCTTCGTTTAAATGAAAAATAATTTTAAAGTTTTAAAAAATGTTATCTCTAAAGAGATGCAATACTTTTCTTGCAGGTATTTATATTTAAAAAGAGAGGTTTTAAAAACTTTTAGAGAAACTAACTATATATCTCCTTATGCAAAAGAGTGGGGAGAGTTTGGAGACAAACAAGTAGAAGATGTTTATTGTTGTTATGGTGATATATTAATGGAGGTTTTACTAGTAGAGCTAATACCTACCTTACAAAAACAAATTAAAAAAGAAATATTTCCAACATATTCTTATTTAAGAATATATGAAAAAGGAGCTACATTACCTAAACACATAGATAGAATCAGCTGTGAGTTTTCAACAACTTTAAATTTAGGGGGAGATGAGTGGCCAATATTTTTGCAAGATAAATCTAAAACACATAAAATAATTTTGTCGCCTGGAGATATGCTTATATATAAAGGCAATCTTTTAAAACATTGGAGAAATAAATTTAACGGAGATGTTTGTTACCAAGTTTTTTTTCATTATAATTTTTTAGACAAAGATCCTAAAAAAAATAATTTATATGATACTAGAAGTCATTTAGGTTTACCTTCAGATTTAGCTAAAGGAATAATTTTAAGCACACATAGAAAAGGAGAAAAATAATGCCAAATCACAAAGTAATAAGTGCTAGTCAACAAAAAATAGAAAAACTAGAAGAAGAGATAAAAAAATTAGAAGATAGTTTATCAGAGGTAAAAGGTGTAAAAAATTCTGAAGTAATGATAAACAAAGAATTAAAAGAAAGAATAGAAAAACAAGATCTTGTTATAGAAACTTTACAAAAATTAAATGAACATTTTATGTCTAAAATAACA